GAGGCTGCATGACCGAACCCTCCGAGATGATCGCCTGGCTCGACCGCCGCATCGCCTCCGCCATGACCTGGCTGGACGACCACGGCAAAGGCTCAAAGAAGCCTCGCCCAGACCACGAAATCGAAACCAAGGAATACGACATCGCCCGCTTTGAGGAGATCAAGGCGGCGTATGTGAAGGCATTGGCGAAGAGGGAGCAGGCGGCATGATCGAAACCCGCTCAATTCTCGACGGCCGCGGCACGATCCTTGTGGACGATTGCATCGAAGCCATGCGTGCGATGCCGGCGCACTCGGTCGATTGCGTTGTGACGTCGCCGCCTAACTGGGGGCTTCGCGATTATGGGGCAAAGAGAGGCCGCAATTGCAGCCTCTCCACTTACGCGAGACTATCAGGCAGAGACACGCCCGCCGCCGGTCGGGGTCTTGATCATCCACGGCTGGATCGCGGGCTGCTTCATCAAGATTCCCTTTTTATTTCCGAACGCTCGGATGGCGTCGCGAGCTACCTCAAGCGGCTTATGTCCGTCGTGGGCCATGTAGCAGGTCTTAAGGGCTGCCTCATGGGCGAGGTCCCGGTCGCGCTCGGGCCAATCTTCAAGGAAGTCAATCGCGTCTGCCAGGGAGACTATCTCCCGAACCAGTCCTTCCCGCTCCTTCAGATAGACGGGGCGAATGAAGTTTGCATTCATAGCTACCTCACTGAAAACGTTGGTGATCAACAAGGATGGCGCCGAATCTCAACGCCGGCGAAAAATGTATTTTTGCGGTTTTTCGGTTTCAATACGTGCCGCGTGAAATTTTTGCGGGAGGCCGGCCGATGACCTTCCTCGAAGCCTTCACCAAGTACGGCCCAGACGTCGAGCGCATCGCCGATGCCCTCGGCATCACTCCACCCGAAGCGGACCGCCTCATCAACGACCTCATGGATCGCCGGTACCAGAAGCGCGCCCAGTATAGTCGGAGGCCGGCATGACAGAGCGTATGACCGCCCAGCAGTACCGTGAGCAGTTCGTCGAGCCGAAGGCAGTCTCGTCCGCCCGTGTCATCATCTCGGTCATGCCGCCGTCGGCTAACGGCTTGCGTAAGAGCTTCATCCAGGAGGGCAAGGTCGTCAGCGTCAAAAGCAACGGCTATGCCGACTGGCGCAAGGCGGCCGTGGACCAAATCAGATCTCAGGGCGTCGGCAAGATCAGCGGACCATATCGGCTATCGATCGTTGCTCAGCGCAATTGGCGCTCGAAGCGCGCGAGAGATATCGACAACATAATCAAGCCGATCTCGGACGCGTTGGTGAAGGCTGGCGTCGTTCAGGATGACAGCTTGGCAGAGTGTGTCACCGCCCGGTGGGCTGACGACTTGCAAGGGCATGCTGCTGTCATCGACGTGGAGGTCTGCCAGTGAGCAACCGCGCCTGGATGCCTCTCCACATCGGCGACTATCTCGCAGACACCGGCCATCTGACGGCGACCGAGCACGGCGCATACCTGCTGCTGATCATGCACTATTGGCAGAACGGCCGGCTGCCGGAAAACGAGCGCGTCATTGCCCGCATTGCCAAGCTTTCGCCGGAGCAGTGGGAAGAGAGTCGCGACATCCTCGCCATGTTGTTCGGGCCAGGTTGGACACATAAGCGCATCGATGCCGAGCTGTCGAAGGCGGACGAGATCATCGGGAAGCGCCGCTCGGCTGCAGAGGCGCGGCATTCGAAGGGCAAAACGCAAACTTCAGATGCAAATGCAATGCATGTGCAAAGGAAATGCAGTGATACGGGCGTGCCACCTTTAACCGATAACCTATCTTCCTCACTTCGTTCGGAAGACGCGAGCGCGCCCACATCCGATTCTGACTTCGAAGAATTCTGGGATGCCTACCCGAACAAGATCGGTAGGCCGTCGGCCGAGAAGGCCTTCTCGCAAGCCATAAAGCGCGCCAGCCTCGACGAAATCATGACTGGTGTCAGGGCGTATGCCGCGAAAACCGACGATCGCCAGTGGTGCTCGCCGGTCCGATGGCTATCCGACGACCGCTGGAAAGACCAGCCGGCCAAGCCTCCCGACAAGCAGCCTCGCAAGCCAAGCGGCCTTGCGCACCTGCAGAAACCACAGACCCGAGAAGAATACCTCGCCCAGGAGCGAGCCAGATCCGAGAGGAGCTTCAGTCGATGATCGTAGCAGCCAGACAGTTCACCAGCGCAGCCGAGATGCGCGCCCACTATGCGGCGGTGCATCAGCGCTGCGTCAACCCGGTGGTGCCGGCAAAGCCTGAGCCGGTCGTCATCGAGGCGGCGGCAAGGTTCGTATTCAGGCAACTTCCGCTCTGGAAGGTGAAGGATATCCACTTCGACGCTCACATGGTCGAGTGGTGGGACCGCGCTGGAAACCCGGCCAAAACGTATCTGAAGGATCGGTGTCTGGAACTCGATGTGCAGTACCGCGGCATTATCGGCCGCAGCCAGTGCCACCCGATCGTGAAGGTGCGTCAGGAGCTCATGTGGGAGCTGCGGGACAAATTCGGCTTGAGCTTCCCGGCGATCGGCCGGCTGTTCGGCGGACGCGATCACACCACCGTTCTCTTTGCCGTCCGGAAGGTCGAAGCCATGAAGCGGGGTGAGGCATGAACCGATACAGCGCATATCCTCGCCGCGTCCCTGGCGGCTTCGGCTACTGGGCAATGATCAGGCTTTGCCGCGATAGCGAGCCGTCGCCGGTCATGGACACAGGCGACAAGCCGAAGGTGTTCAGCAGCAAAGGCGAAGCTGCCGAGGAATGCCTCAAGCATATGGTCGCCTTCATGAACGGCCGCGAAATCCGCGGCGAGACATTCGACGTCACAGTCAAACCGGCGGTGGCGGCGCGGGCCAGGGCTGAGAAGCTCTTCATCGGTGGCGGCCGAACAGTTGAAGTCGAATGGGTATAGGCGAGGGAAACGGAAATGGCGGAACCGAAAAAAGCGCGCAAACGGCCGGCGCGGACGTTCAAGGGCCTGACAGTTGCGAACGTCGACGAATTCAGCGGCCTCGGAAGCCAGCATGCCAAGGTGAAGCTCGTCGAGATCGAGAACCCGCATTACAGCAAGGTTCACGCCGGGGCATCTGGCAATCCGAAGACGATTACAGCGGCCATGAACTTGCGGGAGAGCCCGATCGCCATGATGGCGGCGAAAGGGCATCTCGAAGCGCACCAGGTCGAGGCAGCGATCAAGTTCCGCCGGCTGTGGGAATCTCTCGGTGGAGCGGGCGCCGGATCGTTCGATTATTCCCGCGAGCCTGTGGACGGCGGCGGTGCCCGGGAGCCAATCAGCGATCGCCAGATTGATGCCGGCTTCAAGCTTCAGGAGTGCCGGGAACTGCTCGGCCGCCGGCACTACGACGTCGTCAGCCGCGTTGCAGGGGAGGGCTGCACCATAGCCGAGCTCGGGGTGTCGAAGCGCGCTCGGCACACGCTGGCAGACTATCTGAAAGATGCCCTAGAGGATTTGGCTGTGCATTGGGGCTTCCAGAAGCGAAAAACACCACAGAATTCCCAATCGGTAGTGTTGCCAAGGTAAACCTTGCAGGGTATTTAGTGATTAGTGTGGTGATTTGCGCAGAGCGATCACCGAATCAGCCGCCTCCGGGCGGCTTTTTGATTCGGCCCATACGACATCCGGCCTGGTCTAGTCGGTTAAACAGCAGTGAAAATCCCACGTAGACTGCCACCCTCAGGGGCCGATTATGGTGCGCCCGTACCTATCAGTAGCAGTCTGTAGCCAGCCGGTTCGTGGCGGCGGGTTATGATTTGTAGACCATCCGCTTGTCGACCTTGCCGCCCCGGACGAGCGCAATGCTGCCCTTTATGTTCGAGGCGATGCCGGTATCGAAAGTAATATTTTCGCCGAAGAAGTGCCTAGCAGTGATCTCAATGTCTTCGCCATAAACTCGAATTGCCGGCTCGTCATCCAGCATCCCATCTGCACCGATATGGAATGGGTGGACTATCATGACGTCGTCGTCACTGATCTCCTGGCGCTCTAGTTTTCTAGCATACTCCGCCGCTTTCAGGTGGATGGGCCGAACTGCAGATTTGCCAGCCTCTAGGTCCTGGTACGTCCGAAAGGGCACGCCCATCCGGTCTGCCATTTCCGATTGCGTTAGGCCAAGTTCCTTTCGCATGGCGAGGAGATCGTTGTAAGACATTGAAGGCTCCAAGGCTGTTTGCTATATCTTGGGGAACCGGAGAGGTTGCAGCCCCTCCGGCCCCCAGTTACCGGCCGATGGAGATCGTTACTCTCCACTTGCCGAACCGGACTTGAAGGGTGAGCTTGACGCTCATGGTGGCCTCCAGTCCTCCCGAAGCGGAATTGCTTCGGTAAGATTGTTATGCACGAAAACCGTGCTTTACACAAGTGAAAAAGCACGAAAACCGTGTGATAGTTTGAAGCCGTCTGTTCCTATCGAACGGGCGGCTTTTTGCTGTCGAGATGTTTGTCGATTGTGGTCACGATCTGAACGATCACGAGCGCAATTTGGAAGAGCATCAGGATAGACATGTTACGCATCACCTCCTTTCGTTGAGCAATTATGGTTTTGAAGGACCAAAACCAAATGCAGGCGGAGATTTTTGTATCTCACGCGGTCCCGGGAATTGCCTAGGCGGCGAGAGATTGCTCGGGCGAGCCGATATCAATCCTAAAAGGGTCCATCATCGGACTGAGGAGAGCGAGATGAAGCGAGCCGTGATTGCTGTTCTATTCGCCATCGCCGTCGCCTGCATGGCTGCCGCTTTCCTCACAGCATGCCAATCGTACCAGCCGGCGGGTGAGGGGATTTGGCTGTAAGGTGCTACTGATCTATCCGGTCTTTATGACGCCATGTAATTGGCCAAATTGTCCCTCCGCCAATATCTTTGCCGTGGCTGATAACGTGGAGGAAAATTGAGTTGCATAGCTGATCTATTTTTTTCGCCGTTGTAAGCGCGCGAAGGCGAGTGATTGGCCACTCTGTTTTCTGCTTGTGGCTCTTGAAATTTATGATGATCGCGTCAGCGTTCGTTTTTGACGATGCCGGATCCACGTACAGGCCATGAATGATTTGCTCACGCTCGTTCTTCATCGCCAGTACCTTGTCGATAAGGTCGATAAGGCCTTGCGTGCCCGGCGTCGTAGCATGATCAGTTCTTAGGATGGACTTGAGTTTATCGCACCTCTGCTGAACCCCTTTGCTGTTGATGAAGGCGCCAATGTCCTCCCCAGCTGGATCCGAGGCCCAAAACAGCAAGTTGTCGATTTGGAATTCTAGTGCCGACCATTTCACCGCGACGGTCCCTATGGCCTCCAATAGCTTTGGGCCAGGGATCGAAACGAACTCTTCTTCTTTGCCGTGCTGTTTCGTCACTTCGATCCGTACCGCTTTTCGAGGGCCGCGAGGTAGGACGAATAGCTGTCGATTAGCCGGAGGTGGAGTTGCTTCTGCTCGTCAATGAGCACCTGGTCTGGCCTGGTGTCTTCAACGTCCCTGATTACGAAGCGGTATTTGTCGATATAGTCGATCATCTCCTCTGCGTGTCGGATCACTTCCTCGTAGCGCCCACGCACATTCTCAAGTTGTTCAGCGTCCATCCTGTCCTCCCAAGGTAAAGCAATGCCCGCATTGAGTGAAAAACAGAAGCGGTTCGTCGCAGAGTATCTGATCGACCTCAATGCAACGCAAGCCGCAATTAGGGCGGGCTACAGCGCCAAGACCGCCCAACAGCAAGGCAGCCGCCTGTTGTCAAATGTTGTGGTGCAGGAAGAGCTCTCAAGGCAGCAGAGCAAGGTCGCTCAACGGCTCGAAATCACCAAAGAGCGTATCGTCGACGAGCTGGCAAAGATCGGCTTTGCCAACATGCTCGACTACATGCGGGCCGGTCCCGACGGCGATCCATATCTCGACTTCTCCGGATTGACGCGCGATCAGGCCGCAGCGCTTTCGGAGGTTACCGTCGAGGACTTCAAGGATGGGAGGGGCGAAGACGCCCGCGACGTTCGTCGGGTAAAGTTCAAGCTGCACGACAAGAAGGGCGCCTTGGTCGACCTCGCTAAGATGCTCGGCTTCATTGTCGAGAAGCACGAGCACACTGGTAAAGACGGCGCGCCGATACAGACCGAGACGAGAACATGGCGGGAAGTGCTGCGCAGCGAAAAGAGCTAGACGCGACCACCCATCTCACCAACCCGGCCCTTCACGATTTTTGGGAGCAGGTTTTCTTCGGGCAGGCAGACATCGCGGTTCTCCACGGTGGGCGTTCAAGCTCAAAGACACGAGACACGGCATGCCAGCTGGTGCGCCTGGTCGACCATGTCGGCGTCAGGATGCGGGTTCTTTGCATCCGCCGTTTCCAGAACCGCATTCAGGATTCGGTTTACACCGAACTGAAGTGGGCGATTGCTCATCTCGGGCTTGAAGCCGCATACGACGTCCAGAAGACGACGATCATTCACCGGCGGACCGGCGCGGAGTTCATCTTCTACGGGATCGAGCGGAACCTCGAAGACATCAAGGGGACGTCCGACGTCGATATCCTTTGGGTGGAAGAGGCGGAGAAGCTGACCGAGGATCAGTGGACCGTCATTGGCCCGACGATCCGCAAGGAAGACAGCCTGGCTATCCTGCTGTTCAACCCGAAGCTCGTCACCGACTACGTCTGGAAACACTTCGTCGTCAACGTTCCTCCACACTGCATCGTGCGGAAGATCAACTACACAGAAAACCCGTTCCTTTCCGCCAAGGCATTGCGCGACATCGCAGCAATGAAGGAACGAAACCCGGAGCTGTTCGAGCACATCTACGGCGGCGTGCCGCTCGGCGATGGCGAACTGTCGATCTTCAAGCGCAAATGGCTTGAGGCCTGTGTCGATGCCCACAAGGTTCTCAAGCTCTCGCTGACCGGCCGGAACATCATCGGCTTCGACCCTGCCGACGACGGCGAGGACAAGAGCGCGACGGCTGACAAGATCGGCGGGGTCTTCATAGATGCCGAGGACTGGTCATCCGGCAAGGATGAGCTCGTCCAAAACGCCAAGCGTGTCTGGGCCAAGGCAAAGCACGCCGATTCAACGGTCTCCTACGACACGATCGGCGTCGGTGCATTCGTGGGCGGCTACATCGACGAGCAAAACCAGGTCAACGGGACCAAAGTGAAGCATTACGCATTCCACGCCGGCGGCGCAGTGATGGACGGCGACAAGCCGAGCGACCCTTTCAACAAAAACAGTCCTTTGAACAAGGATGAATATCTGAACCTGAAGGCGCAGGCGTGGGCCAACACTGCCCGCCGCGCCATGCTCACGTTCAACGCGGTGGCACGAGGCCAGCCGATCAAGCCCGAGGATGTTTTGTCGTTCTCATCGCAGATCGACGTCAAGAGGCTTGATGCGCTGTTCACTGAGCTTTGTGTTCCGTGGTGGGTAGAGACCGAAGGCAAAAAGCGGGTCGTGCCCAAGGCGAAGCTTAAGAAGGATCTGGGTGTGAAGTCTCACAACCTGGCTGATGCTGTTATCGCTGCCGACAACGTTCACATCACCGGCTCGACTTACACCCTTTCGAACATTGGATGACCGATGGCCTGTGGACCTTGTGAAAAGCGTCGCCAGATGATCGCCGAAGCACGGAAGCAGGCCGGGGCTAAGGGCTTC